GTCGTTTGAGCGCGGAAGCTGGTCTTCAAAACCTTTCTCCACGTCGCGGTACAAGTCAATTAGTTTCTCGCGGGTCTTTTTAGACTTGGCAAGGTTCTTAGAACGATCCTTCAATCCTGAAGTATCATCTTCCTCAACGTTGAGAAGTTCTTCTTCCTCAGCCATGTCTTAGCTCGCCAATACTACAGGAGGAACAGAAGGATCATATAATGTTTCGTTGCCGCGCAGCGCAGTTTCATTCAGGTTAAGGTTTGATGTCACCACAGTAGCATCGCCTGCTACTTCCTGCACAGCGTCGGGAATTGCTGGAGGAAGGGCTGTGGCTAAACGTCGCATCTGTGCAAGGATCGCTTGAGAGTGTTCATCGCCAAGCATAATGGATGTGCCCATAGCTATGTCGATGTCTATGAGAAATGTTTCGCGCATATCAGTCCCTCGTTGCCAAGGCGCTCATATAGCGCCGCCCGTCCGATGTGGTTGCGTATCTTATACCTTCATTCTCGGTATCGTGCAAGCCGGAGGACAGCGTGGCCGCGAAACACTCCAAGCCTTCGCACAGAACCTTGTACACGCCCTCGACTGCATGGTCATGCCCGATCTCTCTGGCGTAGCCCCCAGACAGCGCCCTGAGCGTCCATGAGGCCAGCGTGCTTACTCTGAAGGCTGGGCGGCCATGCGAGAGCTTCCGCATCATGTCCCTGATCTCTGCCCTCCCTTTCACCTCTACCCCGCCACGATTGATTGAGACAGGTATGCGCTTGGCAACGCCTACAAGCCCTGTCTGGTCGTACTGTTGAAAGTGCCGGGTCGGTGCAACGAGTGTAAAGTTCTTTCGGGCAAACACGCTTGCTTCGCGTATCAAGTCAGCGAGCACGGCGCCGGGATCGCCTTCACGCACAAAGTCTGCCAGCACTGATAGCATGCCGTCATAGACCTGCACTACCATCGCGGTCGTAATCGAGTTGGTTGCGTTGACGCATAGGTACGCCGGATGTCTCTGGGCAACGGGGATGTCTTCGTTTATGTTGACTGCACCGAAGCCGTCAAACATCGGTATGCCGGGGCGAAGCTTAAGGAAATAGGCGAGCGCGTTTGGTATGTCGATCCTGCCAGATGGAAAGGACATAAGTTGATTTTCAAGTTCTTGGAAGTTCAGTTTATCGCCAGCGAAGATAACCTCTCCCGCTTTGAAGAATGGTTGCAGACTACGGATGAAGTCAAGTTTGCCTTTGGGGGCTTTCAGAGCTCGTATCGGGACGGGGTGTCCACGGTTTATCTGAGCATGTCTGAGCGGCTGCATAATGAACTCATGCAGGCCGTCTTCTTCGACGCCGATACTAATGGGGTTGTACCGTGCGTCGACGTTGAAGATGTCCTCGATAATCTCGTCCGGCTTCCAGAGGTGCCCTGCCGCTTCCCAGATAATCAGTCGGTTGTTTACCCACGACCCGACTATTTTACCAGTCATGGCCGACGTTGACTTTACCGTGCGTGCAGGGTCGTAGACCGCGTAGACAGGCTGCCACGTTCTGATCTGCGGCTCACACCTAAACAAGTCTGGCGTAAATATTTTATCCTCTGGGTTCTCTGCCTCGCACATAAACTCCTGCTGCCATGCGTGCCGCTGCCCAAGGCTTTCATACTCCCGCCGTTTGTTACGGCACCAGTCCAGCGAGTACCGCTCCGGCCATGTCGCCGCTTCCTGCCCCGCCGCATCCTTGTACAGGATGGGATACTTACGCACTACCCAATCCGGGGAACGTGACAGCTTTAGGGCAAGTGCTTCTGGATGTAACGGGGTAGCGGCCATGCGCACGCGAGCTCTAGGATCGAGAGCAGGCATAAACGTTTTGACAAACCAGTCCATTGTCTTCTGGCGGGCTTCAGGGGTCCTGACACTTTCCTCATCTTCCAAGTCATCGAGGAAGGCTATATCAGGACGATAATGCAGATGCTTAACACCACGCAAAGACTGACCACGGCCATGAGCTCGCAGTACTGTTCCATTCGATAGCTCGATGTAAGTCTCTTGCCATTTACGCCCTTTGAGATCGCCAAACAATTCAAGCAGGTCTTCGTTGGTTTCAAACTCATGCTTGATAGCGGCAAGGCGTTCTTGTGCACGGGGTTCGGTTTCACCGATCACTAATCCGTTTTTGAACTGTTGAAGGCATGCCATGACAATGATCGCTTCTTCCGCCACAGTTGATTTGCCACCGCCACGAAACACCATGTCCAGAACACGCGGCGCATCAGAGTGCCAATCCTCAATTATGGTTTTGTGGAAATGCTGGGTAGCTTCAGGATGGCGATGACGGAACAAAGCGCTGTGGGCAAGAAGAGGATCGCGCCCAAGATGAAGGATGATGTCGTCACGGATGCTTGTCATAAAAGAACCGGGAACCTTCAGGGGAAAGTCCCCGGCAAGTTAAGGGAGGAAACGCGCCCTCGAGAACAACATATACCCGAAAGCCTGAATACCATAATCTTGGTGCGTGAGGTTGTCAACGATACTATTTGGTTGTTGAAAGTCGATTTCAAAAATACGTGCGGTTTTTATATGGGGGGTAAAATAAATAAGGTAAGGGGTGGTCGGTGGGGGGTTTCCCTGAGTTGCCCCCGGCCTCTGGCCTCCCTCTGGCCTAGCCCTAGCTTACGTAATAAACGTTACACCATGCACCTTGCTGCACCGGTCACCGGGTGCGACTCGCCCGCGTAACAAATGAAACATGTAACAAATGGGCACTGGCTGGCTGGCGCATAAGGGCAGGGCGTAACATCTGATAACAAACGTAAAGTATGCACCTTTTAAGCGTGTAACATCTAGCTTGAAGCGGTGCGCTAAGTGCATGAAAACAAAGGGCAACCTATATATTTTTTTAAGTAACTATTATATATATTAAACTATTTAATAAAATAAGCACCCCTTTAGGCCAATTTTTTTAGGTCAGTAATATTGACCTATTACCAAATGATACAAAGCATATAAAAAGCTGCGGTATTATAAGTGTATCCTCAAAAAACACCTATAGTTTTTTAGTTATTGAAAACATTGATCTTTTTGCCACATAGCTTGGCAAGCTATGTAAAAGCAAAACAAAATAGGTAAAATTTGCACCGTGCTATTGACGTAACATTTAATACGTGCCATATTAACAGCGTCAAATAGTTGACAGGAGACAAACACGATGAAACTCGCACTGATCCTACTCTGCTCACTGGCCGTAGGCTACGCAACGCCCTATCTAGGCTTTGCTTTGCTCGTGCTTTATTACGCAAAGTAACAAATTTTACAGGAGAATAACACCGTGAACCTTATCACAGCATTATGCAACGCGCACGGGTTAACCCGTGCGCAACTCGCCGGACAGCTTAGAGTATCACGCCAAACACTGCACCGGTGGGAGCGGGCGCCAATTCTGCCCACATACGCGCACGAGGAGATAGCACGCTGGCAGAGCGACCAACCCGTAACAGCACTACGCGAAGCACTGGACACACTGCCCGGCGCGCACCGCGCACCACTAACCAGAGCGCTGGCACACTTTGTCTTGCGGCTAGCCAAACACACAGAGACCACGAGCCCGATTGCATTATCTAACGCAATCGATCAAATTTTATCTTGACGTACAAAAACTATAGGTGTAAATGTTACACCGTCATTACGACACAGAGGAGCACACAATGAGCAAAACATCTGATAAAATTTTCGCGCTGCATAATGAAATTCAAAAGCGGACTAAGCGCGTTGCAGCGTTTATAGTTATGCGTGGAAGTGAACATGTCGGCACAATCCAACTGCACTATTCAGCGGACGGAGCGGGCAGACTGATTGCATACGTTGCAGACTGGACACGCGAAAAGCCTGAAGCCATACCATTTAAAGAGTTCACACGCTGGAGACGTGGTTCAGCGAGCGGGTACGGCTATGACAAGGCCAGCGCCGCAATGTCCGGCGCGACGATAGCTGGAGTGACCACTGTAGACGACGGTCACGGGTGGGAGCATCACTACAAAGAAGCTGGCCTCACTATCCTGCAAGCAATATAAGGGGCAATTATGCCTGTTTTGTGAGGTGCGAATATGTCAGATATTTATAAGCCGGAAAATTTAAAGCTGTGGCAAATGCCGGATTATTACGTGGGCGCTGTGTGGCCGGACACCTATGTATTTTTGAGTCAAAATCGTGACAGCGACGCGTTGCACCGGTCTAATTTTATCAGCGCACTGGCAGCCATTGGTGGCGAGTCTGAGACTGTAAACGTGGTGCGAGAAATACATTGGTTTTGCGGCTGGGTTGAGTGGATTGCTATCCATCAAGATGATGATAAAGCGCTCCAAATTGCTGATCAAATTGCCGGCGCGCTTGAGGACTATCCTGTCGTTGATGAGGAGCATTTTAGCGCGCTTGAACATGCAGAGGCAAAGGCGTTTTGGGAATCAATGTCTGTGCGAAAGCGCGCTGAGTATTGCGCACAAGCGGGCGTGTCCATCTATGCGGCGCGGCGTGATTACGTGCCGTCAAACGACGGCGCACTGGACGAATTGCTGAGGGGATGCTGATTATGAATAAAGGTGACAATATAACAAAAGGAAACGCAAACATGAAAACTTTACTGATAG